TTCCGCAGATGTACCAACGTCATAGTTTACTATCTGAAAGCAAGATGCAAACTGCAAGTGGTAATCATTGAAATCCTTCTCTTTAGTTTTTAACATTATCTTTGCAGTCTTATGTAGGTGTCCATCAACGTTCTCATCTATGGGTTTAGAAATTGCCCAATCGCGAAGTATACTGGCGCCTGTCCTATTAACATAGTATCCGGATCCTGGAGAGACTACTTCTCTCTTACCTTGCCATGCATTGTCATTGCGAGGAAACGTGGAAAAGAATCCTATAGGATCTTTAAATTTAGGAAGTTCTTTATACGGATACGTGTCGTGCTCAATAATACACGTTGGTTCTGTAACTTGCTTCCATAAATTGTAATGACTATACCATATCGCTTTTTCAATTGGCGTAAACTTGTTGCCATTGAACTTACATTCTGCGAAAGGTAATTCGTCACCAAGAGTATCAGGTACGATTCCTTCTTTCTTAGTTATATTGTACCCTAATTTTTGCCATCTGTCAAGACATATTTTAGAATAGTAATCGGACTTCTGATCGCCAGAAACGACGATCATCCAGATGTTCATGAAGTGAAGACTTTAACATTATACATATTTTCGAACGCAGTTGCTTGATCCCTATTGTTAACCATAGGTTTGCCTCTGATATTCAAAGAAGTGTTTAGTAGCATAGGCACGCCAGTGCGATCGTAATAGCACTCGAGTATCTTACGCAGTGCAGATTGAGAGTCTTTGTGTACTAACTGTACTCGACCAGAACCATCTACGTGAGTCACCGACCCATAGTCGTGTTTCGCCTGAGCACTAAATTGCATCCACCGATTGGTGTAACCTTCAAAGTAATCGTCGACGTGCTCCTCTAGAATCGCAGGAGCGAAAGGTCTGTAGAGTTGCCTCTGTTTAATATTATTGACAGTATCCTTTACATCATATCTCACGTCGCCGAGCAGAGAGCGATTGCCATATGCTCTATAAGAAAATTCTGCGGGTCCGTTCGCAACACCACAAACTTTTTTCTTTAGCAGGTAATCAACAACCATCTCTGGGTCTAACCAACCTTCAATCTCATATCCAAGGTATGGGTGTTCCCAATTGATCCTATCAGCGCCAGTTTCTTTCATGTAGAAATAAGCAGCTGCACCAAGAGAACCGCCACCGTCTCCTGGGTTCACATCGATCCAGACATCATCGAATAGTTCTCGGATCCGATTATTTGCCATAATATTTTGAGCAACACCGCCACTGTAGCAAAGTTTGTTTCCGTACTTTCTTGCTTTGGTAGCAAATTCATATATGACTTCTTCCGTCATCCTTTGCAGTGAGGCAGCAGCATCTTTTTCGTTTTTGGTTTCGCGCAACAAGAAATCAATAATTTTTGATAGGAATAATGTTTTTATCCTGTATTTTTCTTGCCAAGGGACATTCTCAAACCCATCTTGATCTTCCAAAGTCCAAGAGGGGACGCACTTATACATCTCAAACGCTTTTTCCCAATGAGTTGGTTCGCCATAGCAAGATAAACCCATGACAACATATTCGTCATCATTAGATCTCAATCCTGGCATTTTATCGGTAAAATTGGCGTACAGGTAACCAACTGATCTCGGGAAATTAGTTTCTTCTACTAGTTCTAAGTCGTGATTATAAGTTGCCGAAGATCTCATCTCGCCGACACCATCGATCACTAGCATTACGCATTCTTCTTTCGCGAAACTTTTTGGTCTAGTTGCAAAAGCAGCGGACGCATGCGCGCGATGATGCTCGCATGCTGTTACTATATCACCCCTCTCCGCTGGGTGTTGACCCCACCACTTCCTCGTAGGTCGTTTTCCCATTTTGCGCGCAAGGGCGAGTTCGTATTGTAACTCAGAAGTTTTTTTATGAAGTTCGGAACCTTCGCTCCAAGGGAGATCTTCTTTCCCGCTCAGTTCAGAAAAAGCATCAGCTGAAGGAGTAAGGAAGTCGGTTCTAAATTTTAATCTGTATGCCCAATCATCATTGGTGTATAAACTGGTATTTGGATATCTGGTCGACCATTCCTTCAGAAATTCTTTAGACATGACTGCATCATGTTTCTTACCAGAAAATCTTTCATACATACTAGCAAATTTTATATCACCGTTTTCATCGATGATTGTAATACCAGCATCATGGAGCATCTCGCCCCCAACACCCATATAATGTTTCATAACAAAGTTTTTTTCCTTAGACGTTTTCCATTCTAGTCATGAGTCGCTCTGCTCGGTTTGTTACCTGACGATACCAAAGACTGTCGCGTCCTTCAATCGCCGCAGTTTTCCAGTCGCCTTCCAAGATCGCGGCATTAAACTTCTTAAACTTACTTAGTCGTGTACGACCCATGTTGAACATCATATTAACCAAGATTTGCTGGACTTCGTCTGGTAAGTTGTCAAATGTCCCTCTTTCGTATAAAGCGTGACACTCTCCGATGGCAAGTTCAAGGTCTGCTTCAAAACACTCCTTAACTCTTTCTTCCGAGACTCGAGTACCAACTGCCCTTCCGTGCTCTTCGTCACTTTCGAGGATAAGGTGACCAACTCCAAACGTGGGGTAACCGAGGTGATCGTTGTAGATGACATATTCAACTCCTTCGTCGATCTTGAGTTGTTCGTAAACTGCTTGTCTGTTCATTTTTTGCTCCTAGCAAGCATCTCTTTTGTCATGATATAATCTCTAACAAAATCAGAACGAATGATGTCTTCCCAACCAAATTCAATTATAGAAAAATTTTTCATTACTTCTAATATAGATAGGAACGATTGAATGCCATTCCTATCAGATTCTTTCGTAAAATCCGACTGATAAAAATCTCCCGCAAAAATTATGCGAGAGTCCAGTCCGACCCTTGTAATCACTGAGTCCAGTTCATGGAACGTCAGATTCTGCATCTCATCTACGATGATGATAGCATTATCAAAGGTCGTGCCTCTTATATAGGAAGTTGAATAGAACTCAATGGTACGTTGTTCTACCAACTGTTGATAACTTCCACCGAAGTTGAATAAGTCGTCGCATATCCCAATGTAGGGTGCTACAAACGGTGCGAGTTTTTCGTCAGCGGTTCCTGGGAGAAACCCCATGTCGCGAGTAGCAACTACTGAGCGAACGAGGATCACCTTTTCCCAAGGAGTACTTTTATCTAGTACATCTTGCAACGCTAGATATAATGCAGTGAAGGTTTTGCCCGTTCCCGCACTGCCATTTAAAACAAGATGATGCCCGTCCTTCCACTCATCCCATGCCACTTGCTGGTTATTGGTTAGCGGAACGAGGCGCAAAAGATTATCTATACGAATTTTAAAGTTAGACTCTTGCCGATGTCTTTTAGTTTGTGTCATACCTTGATAGTATTGCCGCGACCTGAGTTCTTCTTAATGTTTTTGAGAAGATCTTTATACCCATCAGGTGCTTTCGATAAGGTTCCTCCAGCGTGAGTGATCAGACTAGCAGAAGAAGTTTTGTGTAAAATTTGCCACTCTCCGGATTTTACATTTTCTTCCATAGTGGAGATAGAACAAAAAACTTCTTTTTCTTCTCCATCTTTAGTCTTAACATCATATGTTGGCATAGTATTCAGTTTCCTGGGCAGCGATAGCTTTATTATAGTGAATTTATACAAAAAGTAAAGAGAAAAATAAACAATGCCCCACCGGAGTGGGGCACGAGATAGATCACCTTCCTTTAATTAACCGTGAGGGACTCTTGGAGTTCGGAGATATAGTCGTCGAGAAATACTCTCTTCTTCTCCACTTTGTGCGCTAACTTTGTTTTTCCTTTCCTATTCAGTTTGTGAATGTAGTGTTGTAGTTCTGCGCTATCCTTGCGCAATCTCTCCAATTGAAATGTTGTTACCATAGGCGACTCCTAAAAGAATTTAAAGTTTAGCAATAACAACGATGTTTCTCACGGTTATTCCGTAATAATGTCCTCCTAAGAAGGTAATAACTGAGGCGCTGCTTCCTTGATCACGCTTTCAGTTAGTCCCTTACATACTGTTTTCTTGGCGAGCATCATTACTAGAAATTCAGCGTCACGAGGGTGTACTGATTCTAGCATGCCTATAAACATTGTTTCTCGTTTTAGTTCGTGTATTTGCGGACCACCCTTTACGAAATATTTTAATTTCATGTGTTGTTTATGCCACGTGGAAGGAACGTGTTCTTCTTCAGCAAGGTCAAAGGGAGGGCGACTTTCTGGCAACAGAAAGTTGATGCGGGGGTCAAATACACATCGCAAATAATCAGCGAACGCTTGATACGTTCCTACATAAGACTTCACTAGATCGATCTTATCCTTTCTTGATTTTGCTTTCGCAATGTTTTCCAGCATTTCATATAGTTCAGGACGAGACTTCTTGCCCTGTTGGGTTTCAGTAATCATACATAACCTCTTTCACGAAAATATTTAGTATTTCACTTGTTCACACTCAGGTGTTTTCTTGAGATTCTACAATTAATTATACCATTGTAATAGTCGTCTCTCAGCAACACTTCGCGGTCAAACTGTTCTTTAGTTTCATAGTATGCGCAGTCTCCCTTCGTCTTGCAGAGGTGCAATATCTCACGGGTAAAGGCATCTAACCCCTTTGACTCTACTAACTCCTGCACGCGCTCTGAGGAACCACAGTAAGTCCTCCAGTCGCTTTCCACGAGAGTTTTCTTTCGCCGTTTACGAGTCTTGGTGATAGGGAGGGTTTTGGTTCGGTAGAAGAACTTCTTACCGACGTATTTCATCTGAGTTTCTTTTTCAGTTATTATGTAAACAAACCCATAATAATCTTCAGGCAATGTATCGTATACCTCGCCGTTATAAGTCCAAGTCATTAGTCGACTTCTATAGGTGCAGCGCACATAGGACAGAAGGCAGGAATCTCGTCAACATCATGTACAGTAAGTTCGCATTCAGTTTCGCAAACCTCACATGTTATGTAAAAAGTTTCTTCTTCCATTTAATTTTTCTTAATCTCTTGGATGGCGACAAGTACCCATCGCGCATTTCTTTAAACTGTTCTTTAGTTATACCTAAATTCATCCAACGCACTGTGTCTTCTGCAATGGACCTGTTCTTGTTATATAGATCTTCGTAAAACACCAGTTTAGATTTTGGGTGAAAAGCAGCAAACAGAAATAGTTTTCTGTACTTTGCAGATTCATGCACAAAATTGACTATGTAAGGAACTTCTGTTGGTTCGTATTCATGATAATATCCATACTTTGTAGCATTAACTCCGCTTATACACAACTCGCGAATATTCGCACGGACAAGCACTATAACATGGGAAAAGTTTTTTACATTTTTATTCAACCATTCTGGGTTATGATCTATCATGGTTTTGAATACGCAGTTATCTGGTATAGGGTCGCCCTCTTTATACGTTGGTTCTCTTTTCTCGAGGTCTCTCCAGAAATGTGTGTTAAAGGGTTCTGCTATAAGTTCAAGGTTGAGAGTTTCAGATAGGCAGCGCATTAGATTAGTGCTGCCTGTACGCCCCATCGCTACGATCAAAATTTTCATTGAGTTTTCATTGAGACAGGTCTCTAATATGTGCAGTCCGTATAATACTAACAGACATCCTATAAGGAGTATGTAAAATGACTCTATGCGTAACCCCAGAAGGCATAGTGATCATATTTTTCTTGGGTTCTAATACGATACTTTTTATTTTTCCCTCATGTATATCAAACCATTGCCACTCAGTAGTACCTTCTATGTTGAAGGCATAGACATGATAACCGTCTATGTGCCAGTTTAAAGTACCTATAGTGGTTTCCGCATCAGAAGCAAACATAGCAACAAACTCGCAATCTAGTTGCTCTCGCATAACCTCCAATGATTCTGGTGATAATCCGGACTCAACCAAATCTGGGCAGCGATGAACCCACCTTATGGGTTCGCCCCAGTCCTGCCCCCTACATGACCACCCTTGCTCTGTACGACTACCCAAAGACCATAACTCGTCCTCATCAGGAAGTTGCTCAACGATATAATCAGGTATCAACTGCTCCCTGACTTCTCTATTGTTCCAAGCAGGGTCTAACCTATTGTGCTGCACCCCAAACCTCTTTCCAGTCTCCAGTTAACGCACCGCGAGCATAATCAGTAGCACGGTTCTCAAAGAAGTTCGTGTGCGTAGGTGCGTTGATCATTTCTTCTACCCAAGGCAAGGGGTTTTTCTTTACTTTAAAAATTCCCTTCATGCCTAAACTAATTAATCTTCGATCTGCAATATATCGAATATAATGCTTGACTTCTTCTGGGGTCAAATCTTCCATCGGTCCCATCGCAAACGCAAGATCAATAAACTTGTCTTCAAGAGCAACCATCTTCTCAGCGATAACGTAGATTTGAGACTTCAGGTCGTCATTCCAAATCTCAATATTTTCTTCAACGTAGGTGCGGAACAACTTAATCATGGACTCAGCATGCATAGTCTCGTCAACGATGGACCAAGTTACGATTTGACCCATACCCTTCATCTTGCCGTGACGCGGGAAGTTGAGTAACATGATAAAAGAAGAAAACAACTGCATGCCTTCAGTAAACGCTGAAAACGCGGCGATGTTAGTAGCGACTGATTCAGGAGTGCCGTTCTTATTTGACAGATCCATGAAGTAATCGTGCTTCTCGCGCATCGCTTCGTACTCTAGGAACTCATTGTATGTTGATTCGGGCATACCCAGAGTCTCGATGAGATGAGAATATGCCGCGACATGTAGTGCTTCGCGCGCACAGAAACCAGCAAGCATCATACGCACTTCTGGTTGCTTGAAGTATGGGAGATAGTTGTTAACATACCCACCCGCAACATCGATGTCGCCTTGGGTGAAGAATCTAAAAATATTTGTGAGGAATGCTTTTTCCTCGTGCGACAGTTTGCGTTGCCAATCCTTGACATCTTCTGCCATTGGTACTTCTGTATGCAACCAGTGAGATTGTTCGTGCTTCAACCATGATTCATATGCCCATGGATAATTAAATGGTTTAAAGTATTCTCTTTCGTTGACTAGACTAGGTCTCATGTTTTCTTTTCCTTTCTCCGTTTTTAAACCAAGTTATTAATACTATTCGTTCCCCTTGATATACTTTACTCACTCCATGTGTCAGGTCTGGACCATATATCATACTTTGACCATCTTCTAAATTTACTATGTCCGGAACAATGTTTAGTCCGTATGGTGCGTGTTTATCTTTTTCTTTGTCATTATGCCTTGCGCAAGCATAGTTCGATGGTCTGGGACCAGGAGATTCATACTCAGATAATATAATACATTCTCCTCCCACCAAATCCTTCGAATCTATTAACGTAACAATCGTCAATTCCGAGTCAAAATCTTCATGCAATCTAGTGAAAGAATCAGGAGGATATCTTAGGAAGTAACATCCAACGATATGCGATTTTCTAGAGTAGTTATGTAGTTCTTTAAGAAATCCCAGTTCATAATCTTCTGTTGTAACATCTAACCTGTCCAAATGGAATAGGTTATAATACTGCCAAACTGGATACCAGTGATCACTATTCTTGTAATACTCTTTTGCCTGTTCTAATGCTTGTTCGGATAGGATTACATCTTTTACATAACCACCCATTTATCCCTCGCATGCAATACATTCTTCATCATTCACCATTGCGC